GAGATTGATCTGGAGGATGACGAATGAACATATATGAGCCTACGGGCAAAAAGATAGAGAACTGGCCACAAATGGTAGGTCGTTTATCGGAAGAGAATTTAGAGTTGAAGCGAAAGATTGAAAAACAGGAACGCGAGATAGCTGAGTTGAAAAGGAGATGTTGTGATTTATTCAGCGAAGTCATTGAAGCGAAGGCGAGCAATGGAGCATGAAAGTACCACCGGGTTGGAATCCGATTTTCTGGAAAAAGTATGGGCGAGCAATACCACTATCCGTACAAAAATTACCACGGTGCGACTTGAAAAAACTGGGGCCTCCACCATTGAAATTAGACCAAGAGACATTGGAACGGATAAGGAGGGATGGAGCGTTGGCGAATCGCAAATCCCGGTCCAAACGCTCAAGGAAGCGATCATCGTAGGAATGGAGATCCAAGCTAGGCAATGATCCTAACGCTTCAGCCCGATGAAGTACAAATCTGCCAAATGGTTGGACGGATGCGTAGTCTCATTGCCCGTGGTAACGGGGTGCGTGATGCGAAGATGGGTAACCAGGACGGAAGCGAAGCGGACGTTATGGGAATGATGGCGGAGTATGGATTTGCGAAACAAATGAACGTATTCCCCGATTTGGGACTTACGCCCAGAAGTGGTTCTGCGGATGGAGTTATGCCGAGTGGTAAGCGTTATGACATCAAAGCGTCAAAGCATAAAACCGCTAGATTGCTTTCCACGCTCAAAGTAAACCCCGATGTGGACGTATACGTTCTTTGCGTGGTCGATGGATCGACCCTCGATTTCAAGGGATGGGCGACCAAAGAGGAACTTATCAAGGAAGAGAATAAGAAGGATTTGGGGCATGGCGTGGGCTATGCGTTGGAACAGGATAAGTTAAGAAAGTTCAATACCTAAGATAATGCCCCAACAAAATTTAACCACAAGAGAGGCAAGGTATTTGTACCTTCAGTTGCATGGATTACGTGAGAGTAGAAAGTTGCAAAACAAAACCGAAAAGGGTGTAAGTAAGTTGCATAGTGACATTTATTTATCTGGGTTAAATAAGCTAGTGACATTACTGGAAGACTGGCATGAACCCGGCTCATCAAGGTATCTTCTCTTAAAAGTAGAAAAAAGTTACCCAAAGGACTATTATTAAATGCCTAAGATAACTTACGCCGACGAAGTTGACGCATACTTTGGTATCCCGTGGACGAATGATTTGATCTACCGCAAGGGCGAGCTTGCTTGTGCGTTATCGGAGGAAGAGATCGATGATTTACCACCGGAACGAGCAGAGGCTTTGAGTCGTCTAATCATAGACCAACCTGGTAGCGAGAAGGAAGATCCAATTCAATGGGGTTGGACGCTACCAGGTTGGAGACGTGTGATGAAGAATTGGAAGGACACAAAGATCCATATTTGTCTCGGCGGCAATAGAAGTTCAAAAACAACTTTTGCTTCCCGCTTATTGGTGCATATGGCACAGACTATACCGGAAGCGGAGATTCGTTCGCTTCACGTATCAGAGGAGCGAAGTATTTCAGATGCACAAAGGTATATATGGGAAGCGCTTCCCGCTCGATATAAACGAGCAAAGAAGAAGAGTGAGAATCATTCTTTGCAATATACACAGAAGAATGGATTTAATTCCGCCAAAGCAATCTTACCACCCAGCGTAAAAGGCGCAGAACGCGGAAGTACCATAAGCTTTAATAACTATAGGCAGTATATGGCCGACCCGCAGATATTCGAGGGTTGGAGCGCGCACGTCATTCATATGGATGAAGAATGTCCACAAAATATATTTGAGACGCTAGTGGGCGGAAGAACGGTGGATTACCACGGACGAGTAATTTTAACTTTTACCACTCTTCAAGGATGGACACCATTGATTAATAGTTTGTTGAAAGGCGCGGAAACCGTGGAATCGCAATACAGCGAATTAATGGGACGCGAATTACCCGTCGAACAAATATCGCATGGTTGGCCGGATTGTCGCATTTATTATTTCTGGTCGGAGATGAGTCCATTCGTGGACTACAAGGAATTGATCCGAACCTATAGCAAACAACCACAAGAAGTAAAACTCGCTCGCCTATACGGCGTACCTAGCAAGGCGATGGAGGGGAGATTCCCTAAGTTCAACAGAGAGACCAATGTCATCCCCCATGAACGAATCCCCTTCATCGCCGACCCTGGACTCAAGGCTACCCGTTACTTTGTATGCGATCCCGGCGGAAGTAAACCTTGGGTTGCAATCTGGGCAGGCGTTATGCGAGACGGAACAATTTACATAACGCGCGAGTTTCCAGATTCTACGTTTGGAGAATGGGCATTACCACACGTTAATGGGGTAGGGAAGAGTGTGGGTAAACCTGGTCCCGCACAGCGTCCTCTCGGCTGGGGTTACCAGCAATATAAAGACCACTTCGAGGATTTAGAGAATGATGAAGACATATTTGAGCGAATTGTTGACCCGCGAATGGGAGCCGCAACGGTACGCGAGAAAGAAGGTGAGAGTAATATAATTAACACTATGGCAAATCTTGACTTTGTTATGCGTCCCGCTCCAGGTGTGGAAGTGGAAGCGGGTATCGCAAAGATCAATGATGCATTATCTTGGGACGATACTGAGCCAATGACGGATACGAATAAACCTAAGTTATTCGTATCAGATCGATGTGAGAATATGATTACTTGTATGCTTGAGTATAGCGGACAGAGTCGCGCCGAACACTTTAAGGACTACATTGATTGTCTTCGTTATTTATTGGTAAGTGGTGCTGATCACATCACGGACGGAAGCTTAGTTGCTACTGGTGGTGGTGGCTATTAATTTGACTTGTCAACTACAAATGGTTACAATCTGCTACGCCTATGCAGAGCGCCGCAGATCCCGAACTTTTGTTTGTTTCCAAGGAACCGGATATCGGTTATCTACAGGATACATACCGCAGAACCCAAAGTGACTTGGGTGAGTGGATAGATCGTAGACAGAAGGATTACGATACCCGTAATTGCTTATGGGCGGGTAAAAGCGATGATTATAAAAAGCATAGTCATTTAAGTGCCACGGGAGAAGTATTTCCATTTGAAGGCGCATCCGATCAAGAAGTTCGATTGGTGGACGATACGATTAACTGCATGGTTGCCCAGGCATTAAATGCTTTGCGTAGAGCGCATATCGTGGCAACACCCGTTGAATCGGAAGATATGGAACGAGCAAACGTTCTGAGTATGTTTATCCGTTGGTTGGTAAATACTCGTATGGAAGAATTTTACGATCAAGTGGAGTTGGGACTTAATCACCTATACGAAAAAGGTATGATGGTGCATTACGTTTATTGGGACTCACAAGACCTTAAACAGCAACAATCCATCCGCTTGGATGAAATCGCTCAGGCACTTCCACAGATTGCACAGGCAATCCAAGACGGAAGTATGGATGAAGAATTATCCGCCGCACTCAAAGATCAATTCAAAGTATCCAAGGGTAAAGCGAAGGGTATGCTTCGCGAGCTACGCAAGGAAGGGGAGACTACAATACCAGTTACCCGCCGAGTGGTTAATCAACCAAGAGTTAAGGCATTAGCGCCAGATGAAGATGTCTTCTGGCCATCCTATACAATAGATCCGCAAGAAGCACCTTACTGCTTTCACGTCATTAACATGACTCCCGAACAACTTCACTCCAAAGTAAATACGGAGGGATGGGATCAAGAATTTGTGGATAAGGCCGTAGAGATGTCGCTAAGTGGCGAGACGGATACACCAATAAACAATTTACGACTTCAAGAAGAAGTTATTCGCGACGACGACGAAACCGTTCGCATCATTTACTGCTATCAACGCTTACTCGATGAAGATGGCGTACCTGGTATCTATTGTACAATAATGCATGACCGCGTACCCGATTTGTACGCCAAGCATCAATTGCTTGATTACGGACACGGCAAATATCCCTTCGTTGTTACCACTTACGAAAAAACCAGTAAGAGACTTTATCATTCGCGTTCCATCGCTGAATTAGGCGAAGGCCCGCAAAACATACTCAAGGTTGAGGAAGATGCGAGTATTGACCGCCAATCCTTAGCCACGATGCCACCCATAGAACATCCACTTGGGCGCTCACCAACCGCATGGGGGCCGGGTGTGCGTATTCCTTATCGAACTCCTGGTGAGGTTAGATTTGCCAGTACGCCAAGATTCGATGGAGGCAGTATGCAAGTCCGTGAATATACTCGCCAACAATTCGATAGATTAGTCGGAAGAAACAATCCATCCGTTGATCGAGTGGATACGCAGATGAAGCAACAGCGAAACATAGATCGTATCTTTGAACATATGAGATACATCATTGATCAAGTGTTTACGCTTTATCAGCAGTATGGTCCCGATGCCGAGTTTTTCCGCGTTACCGGAATGAACGATATGCAGAAGTTCAGTAAGGGTAATCCAAACGAAAGATTTGATTTTTACTTACAATTCGACGCGGCCACCCAAGACCCCGAACAAATGCTTGAGCGTGTAAAGACGGTAGCTGAACTTGGTGGATTACTGGATAAGAACGGAACACTTGATACCGAAAGACTTTTACAACTTGCTATCGGACAAGTGCTACCTGGCGCATCCGAAAAGATTTTGCTTCCAAAAGAAACCGCAACCGCAAAAGCGGTGGATGAGGAGCGTCAAACAATTGCTGAGTTAGTGGCGGGAGTACCACCTAATGTGCGTCCGCAGGATGCCCATGAATTAAAACTCCAAGTATTTCAACAATGGTTGCAACAACCAGATATACAACAAAAAGCACAACAAGACCAAGCATTGCAGGAGCGGATTCAGAATTATATGCAACAAAGAAGTATGCAGATTCAGCAGAAACAAAACGCTCAGATCGGTAGGCTCGGAGCCGCGCCTACGCAGTTTGGTCAAACCGCCACAGCGGCGGCATAGAGAGGAACCAAAATCATGCCAGGATATATGTACGGAAAAAAGATGGTGAAGAAAAAAAGCCCAACCAAGAAAAAGGTTAAGCGTAAAAAAAGATAATGGCTAAAGGCGTAAAGCATTATCTGCGCGATGGGACAACATGGAGTAAGTCTTATCATAAGATGCCCAATGGAAAACTTCACACAGGAAAGAAGCATACTAAAACAAGTAAACCTCTATTTCACTTTAAGGATCTTTCCGATTCTGCGAAGAAGAAAGCTAGGAAAAAATGATAACTTATCGCAATGAGCGGTTTAGTGCTTATAATAAGCCAAAGCGCACCCCTGGTAAATCTAAGAAGTTTGCCGTACTCGCAAAAGAAGGAGACAAAGTTCGTCTTGTGCGTTTTGGAGATCCCAAAATGTCCATCAAAAAGAACATACCCGCGAGGCGTAAATCCTTCCGCGCAAGACATAAATGCGATGAAAAGAAGTCTAAATTAAGCGCTGGGTATTGGTCTTGCAAGAAATGGTAGCTAAACGAAAGAACAAGTCCCGCGTAAACGAAGCGGGTAACTACACTAAGCCCACCATGCGTAAGAGGTTATTCGAGAAGATCAAGCGTGGATCAAAGGGCGGTAAAGCGGGGCAATGGAGTGCGCGCAAAAGTCAAATGTTGGCGCGTGAATATAAAGCAAAAGGCGGAGGATACCGCTAATGCCCCTAAAGAAATCACAGAAGTCACTCAAGCGTTGGACTAAACAGAAGTGGAGAACCGCATCTGGTAAGAAGTCATCCGAGACAGGCGAAGTCTATGCCCCTTCCAAAGCAATTAAGAAACTCAAAAGTACAAAATCGGGTAGGGCTAAACTAGCGGCGGCCAATAGAAAAAAAAGAGCGGCCACACGCAAAGGAAAGCAATACGCCAAACACGGCCTTCATAAAGGCAAGAAAAGGTAATGTGTCCCATCTGCAAAGAGAATGGTACTGGATCATACTGCTGGTTATGTTCTTCTTCGAGCGTGAAGCGATAATCGATACCCTAATGCTCGTACTGAGCTTAATCTACCAACACTATAAATGAAGACAAAAACTACCCATGAGATCGATCATACGGAAATCACGCGAGTCTTGTCCGTTCTTAAAAACGAACCTAACTTCAAAAGATATATTGAACTGCGTGAGGCTATGCGTGAAGAAACGATCCGGGCGTTGCAGAATCCCAGCAACATTGAAAATCTAAATTTACACTTTTACATTTCGGGGAAACTTGAGGCTATAGACGAAGAACTCGATATGTTTTATAAGCTTTAATTTTGTGTTGGTGTAATACACGCCTCTACGAGTTGGGGTAGCTCGTAGGGGCTTTTTTATTGCCCTTGTCAATACAAAAGGTTACAATTTGCTACGCTAGGCAACGAGCCTTGAATTATGATGGAAACATTAACCGAAGAGGTTATCTCGGAGTCCTCTGAAAATTCCGTGGAAACAGAAACGCAGGCAGACGGTAACGTATCAATGGCCGAATTTGCAGATCAATTATTGAAACGCAAACAAGCTAACGAAGCTGAACCGGAAGCCACCTTAGAGACGGACGAACCCGCTGAAGAAACTGCGGAGCCTACGGAAGTTAATGAGGAAATATCCGCCGATGACGAAGTGGAAGTCGAAGATCCTTCGCCGCCCGCAGAGCCTTCGGATGTTCTTTCTAATAAATTCAATATCGACCTGGATAGCTTGACCGAAGAGGAAAGTCGTGAATTAGCTAAGTCGCTGAACGCATCTGCGATTAAGAGATTCGGAAGACTGACCGCTCAGAAAAAAGCACTACTGGCAGAGAATGCTGAATTGCAGGCCCAAGCCCAACAAGCACAGCAAACTCAATCATCAGAAGTGCCTGAGTTCCTCAAGGACAATGCTTTGCATCAAATATTTGACATGCAGGCTCTCACCAAGGAAGTCGAACAAATGCAAACGCTCATCGAATGGGCGGATGAAGGACTAGATAATGAAGTCCAGTACGACGACAATGGAAACGAGTTTGTGGTCAGAGATGGTGATAAGACATATACTAAATCTGATCTGCGCCGTATCCGCGCCAACGCGAAGAAGATTATTCGCAAGGACGCACCCGCCAGACAGAAGTGGATAAATGAACGATCCCAGAGTGATCAGCAAGCGCTTCAGACCTTTCAGTTCTTAGGTGAACCAGAAAGCGACGACTACAAGTTATTCATGCAAGTAAAGCAATCACCGCTTTATAAGCCAATGGTCGAATACTTACCAAATTCTAACTTCGCATTAGGACTAATGATCGAAGGCATGAAAGCGGTAAGAACAAGACAGGAAAACGCATCCAAGCCTAAACCCAAACCCAAAGCTCCAGTAGCGAGTGCGGAAGCGGGAGCGAGTAAACCGAAGACACCGCAAAGCAAGAAGCTGAAGTCTCTGCAAGCGGCGAAAGCGAAATTCGATAAAACGGGTTCGATGGCGGATTACCAGGATTATTTAAAAATTAAAAACCAATCTTAACAGGAGATATTAAATTATGGCCAAAGCCGCTAGTTATAATACCGCTGGTAATAGAGAGTCATTACTTGATGTAATTACCATCCTAGAACCAGAGTCCACGCCATTGACATCAATGGCCAATAAATTAAACGCAACTGGTACTTTCAACGAAGTCCAAGTTGACGACCTTAGCACCGCTACCTTCGATGGAGTTAATGAGGGTGAGGACGTTACAAGCTTTGACAACAAAGCCGCCAACCGCGCTCGTATCGGAAATTATGTGCAGAAGTTCCGCAGAACTTACGCAGTTTCGGACATCCAAGAAATCGTTGATACCGCTGGTGTCGCATCTGAGTTCGCAAACGCCGAAAGTAAGGCAATTCGTGAAACAAAACGTGATATGGAAGCCGCATTCTGCTCTTCCCAAGATCGTCAAGCTGATAGCGGAACAGGATCTCCCTACAAAACTCGCGGAATGTTTAAGTTCCTCGGAGTAGGTGGACAACCTTCCGACATTCCAAGCTTTGCGCAATGCGTTGCTAATGATACCACAGGTACGCAAACCGAAACTACCTTCAATAGCGTTCTTCAAGAACTCTACGAAGCTAACGGAATGCCAGGTGGTCAGCTTACCTTAATTGCCGGACCTACCTTGAAAAAGGAAATTAGTGACTTCTCGCGTCAAGCAGGAGGAGCCGGATTTGCTTATCAAGTTACACAACCCGCTGAGTCCAAGAAAATCACCCTTACGGTTAATATATACGAAGGAGATTTTGGGGTTGTGAATATCCTGCCTAGCACCTTGCTTAACAGGACTTCAGGTAGCGCTACCATCGACGGAGACGCAGGTTTGCTTATCGATCCTGAGTACGTCGCCATCCATACTCTCAAAGCTGAGTCCAATAGCGAGCTTGAGAATCAAGGAGGTGGTCGTCGCGGGTACTGCGACGTAATTGCTGGCCTCGCCTGCATGAGTCCTAAAGCTCACGGTTTCTTTAACTAATTCTAATCTATAAGGAGAAATAAGACATGGGTGCTTTAACAAATCAAGAAGCCGCAAATGGATTCACCGATGAACTCAGAATTACTTTTGAGGACTTTTCGGTAGCCAATGCTGGCACACTCGCTGACCGCGCAACCAAAACGTTTACCTATACGCTTCCTGCCGGAAGTCAGGTTCGTAATTGCGCAGTTAAACTTGTAACCGCGTTCAACGATAGTGGTTCCGGAGATGACCTTACCATCACAATTGGAGATGGTGATGACGCTGATGGATATATTACTGCCGCTGATATTCATACTGACGCAACTGAGATTTCTTACGTTGCTAACACAGGCGCATTACTCGACAACGAAAATGGCAAGGTTTATACCTCCGCCGACACCGTTGATATCCTGTTCAGTCCAGATACGGACAACGATGCTCCATATAGCTTAAACGAACTTACCGCTGGTGAGGTCGTAATTAAGTTAGAGATCGCTCAGATATAAGCGATTAGGAATTACACAGGGGAGAGGTTCGCGCGTCGAGCCTCTCCCTATTCCTAACCAATTTAAGTATGGCAGATATATTTTTACCTCAATGGAAGAGCGGAAACGGATCTCAGTTCATGAAGAACTTGGACCGTTATTTGCGTTATGAAGTAGACCTCGAAAAACACGAAGCTTCCATGCGTGAACAAATGGCACGCAAAGAAAACTCCGAGATGGGAGTTGCGAAGTCGGATGGACTTGGTCAATTAAAAGGCACAATCCCCGCTCGCGAATATTTCCGTTGGCATCAATCACATCGTGGATGCTGGGGCGACAAAAGTTTCGTGAATGAGTTCCTTCGCGATAATCCATCATTCAAGGCAAAATCATTTGGCAAGGAATCTTTTAGCGCTCCTAGCCTCAAAACGGCATGAGAGTAGTAGGAGTCAATACGATGCTAACAAACCTCACCCATCTGGTTGGGGTAGACTCGTTTTTGACCGCCGAACAAAATGCCGCTATTCGTAGCTTTAATCGATTTGGACGCTTGGCATGGGAACGCGCCAGATGGCCAGATACAATTCGCTTCGAACAAAAGATACCGGACATCCAAGTACGCAACGTAAATGTTGGTTCTGGCGGAAGCGGATATACTGGTGTACCAGCCGTTAATTTCGCTGGGGGTGGTGGAGCTAATGCCGCCGCAACCGCAACAATAAACGCGGATGGCGAAGTCAACGGAGTTGCCGTAACAAATCATGGTTCGGGATATACTAGCGCGCCAACGGTATCATTTACGGGGGGTAACGGTAGCGGCGCAACCGCAACTGCTTCAATGATAGGCGTAATTGAGTTAGGTGACACAATAGGTGAGATCCTGCGTATTACTGAGAATGATCCATACGAAAGCGGAAATTCGCGTGACTTAGCTTTCCGCATAGAATTTAGCGCCGCCGCAACAGATGATTACGGACAAGCGATTCTAGTGGATCGCAATAGCACAGCACCCGTCTACGTACTTTACCGCACTCCATTTGCAAATTATGCGGCAGGCGAAAATTTCCCTTACATTTTTTCGGAGTATGCGACTCTAGGGGCTTATTCAGATTGGTTGGCAACAAATAGCCAATTTGATAAATCCGCCGCTATCCAAGCACAAGCGGAAGCAGTTATTTTACAGGAGCTAGATAAGCTTGAGCGTCAACAAGGACAATTTAATCACATCAAATTCATCACTTACGGCACAACTTCACAAATAGGAATATAATATCATGGCATCAGAATACAGAGGACTCGGACTTAACGGAGGTGAGTATATCAATGATACTGCCGCCCATACAGGTAACTTCTTTGCAATCCAAGCAACTGAAGACACCGTGTTAGCCGCGCAAGCATCCAACATTACTAACTTGGATGATATATGCACGGGACAAGACGCAACAACCTTATCCGCCGGAACCGTACTTTACGGAAACTTCACAAGCATTACGCTAACCAGCGGTGCTGTTATCGCGTATAATATCTAATGGGTAATTCCGTTATATCGCTTGGTCTAGGACTAGGCGGAGGTAAAGCGGCAACCATATCAGGTCTGATGCTTTCATCAGGTGCTTTTAAGGTCGAAATTTTTGATACAGAATCAAATATTTTAGCTAGAACAGGAGATCCTGTTGGCACTATAGCTTTTGGAACAGATACCAATGATTATTATATCTCAGACGGTAACAACAATTGGTCAATAACCCTTAATGTTAATTTTTAATGAGTACACTTTTAACATGCACATCCACTACTCGCCCGGCAAGCCCAGCAACAGGGGATATTTTATACGAAACAGATACTGCAAAAAGTATTATCTATGATGGAGCAACTTGGAGAGTTTATGCATCTGACTCTAGTTCATATGATTTAGACGGCACTAATACCGTATCAGTAAGACCTGAATTTCATTTTGATGCGGAAAAATTTAATGGAGTAGATAGTTCAGGAAACCCATCAGATTCCACTAAAGTAGACACCTCTACGGTTTGGACAAGTCGCGTAGATTCCGTAACTGCATTTCAAGACACGGCATCACAACAACCTTCCTTCCGCACAACAGGCACTAATTCTAAACCCTATATTGAAAATACAGCTTATATGGGATTAGAAACATCTGAAATTTTTACAGCATCGGGTGCATTTACAGCTTTTGGAATCATTGAGGCAACAAGCGTACGGAAAGTTGTAGTCATAGGAGGAGGAGCTTCTGGCGGTACAGCACCGAAGGATAATATTAATTTTGTTTGGTCAGGAACAGATTACCATTATTTTGGTAGAACAGGGGCTGATAGTGGAGCAATACCGCTCACTATAAACTCAGGTGAAATGAGAGCGTATCTTCTCGTAAGGGATAGCTCTAACAACACTAGTTTGTTTATGGATGGAGATAATACCACCGCTACGGTCGTAGGGACAAATTCTGATATACAATATATTTCAAGTTTGATGATAAGTGCTAGCCCATACGGTCTTATTGGGAACTGCTACGAAGTGGCTTTTTGGAATAGTGATTTATCGACTGCCAACAGAAATGCATTAGGTGCTTACGCTCAGGCAAAGTATGGAAGCGGAAACTTAGGTTGGACTAATTTTACATGAAATACTTATTACTATCTGAATCAGAGTGGGACACTTGCGAGCAACAAGCGAACGATAAATTTGGATTACCGAATAATAATGCTTCTAAGTATGCAAAGAAAAGCACGGTAACAAATCCAAACAATGCCAACTTTGGAAAATTTATATTCCCCGTGGTAACCAGCGGAACATGGAAGTGTGATGATCTTTTTCCGGATGGTGTTGTTGGGGATGATGATTGGTACTTTTAACAATGGCAACCGAGGTATCAGAAAACACCAATGTAAAAACGCCACTTACTTTTTTAATAAAGGTTTTTGGGGGAACTATATTTGTGGTGTACTCGGCCATGTTGATCTATGCACGGCTAAATACCTTGGAAATGGAAATCCTTCGCCTTCAGCACGAGGTTCAGATGAACTCTGAGTTTCGTGTAAAGTGGCCACGAGGAGAACTCGGCGCATTGCCGGACGATGCAGAGCAGAATATGCGTCTGCTGTTTATCGAAAAGCAGGTCGGTAAGCATGAAGAATTAATGGATGAAATCCGTTACGGAACCGCAAGGTGACATGGAAATTACTCATTACATGTTCGCGGGAGTTGGCGTTGCCCTCTCAATACTCGCATTCTTCATCAAGCGTAACAAATGGGAGATTGATGACATGAAGGAACGCCTACGTTATATGGAAATATCCCATGCCGGACAATGCAAGGATGTTGAGCATTTAAATAAAATCTCGGAAGATCGTAGACGCGACGTTCAGAAACTCTTCGAGAAAGTGGAGGGTAAATGAAATGTTTGAGTTACTTACGCTCTTTCTTACCGGTGGGGGATCAGCCGCAATGGGCAGTATTCTTAAAGGCGTGTTTGGTGCGATTACCGATGCTCGTCAGCAGAAATACGAAATGGAAATGGCGAGAGAGTGCAGGAATAATCAATTCGCTATTCAATTCCAACAATCGCTCAACAGCGGTCCTGGTGGTGCTTTCACTCGCGCTACTCGTCGTATGCTTGCTCTCATCGGGATGTGTACGTTCTCATTCGTCACTTGTATCACCACCGTCTACCCAAGCGTTCCACTCCTTACAACTACAAACATTACGGGAGAGGGAAAAAGAGAATTTTTATTCGGACTCATCAGTTTTCCAGCAGAGCAAGCCCCTATGGTTGTTACCACGGGTTCCATAAGTTTATTCAGTTGTTCCGTGGTATTACCGATGATCATTGGATTTTATTTCACACCGGGAGGTAGAACATAATGGTAGATCGTGCTTCAGTTTTAGGTATGAGCGGAACCGCCGCAACCTTTGGGTTATCAACGATAGATACCTTCCTTGGTATCGCGGTAGGCGCAGTCACCTTAGTCTACATGAGTATTAAACTCTACCAAGAGATTAAGAAGAAGTAATGGCGAGATACGAACAGAGTGGCCGCATGGATGATCCTATCTTAGTTGATGGTGATCGCGGTTTTCGTGGTATCGATTCGTACCTTGAACCTACTACACTTGAAGGCGGAACCGTAGAAGCTTCGCAAAATATGCGCTTGGATGGGGATATAGCTGAAGTGCGTAAGGGTATCGAGTTTAAGGCGGGTGCAGTAACCTTAACCTACTCAGCAGGCACAGAAGAGGCATTTGCATCGACACTCTTCTCAGACCCAGCAACCGGAAATGAATATATCGCAGTTGCGACAAAGGATAAGGTTATCCTATGGAATGACGCAAATAATAGTGGTAAGTATGTTGAGTATACTGGATCGGAAGTAGTTGCCGCCGCAGATGGCGCAACCTTTTGCCAATCTTTGGAGAAGTTAATTCTATTTCGCGGAAGCGGAAAAGATCCACTTGAATGGGATGGTGATTTTACGGATACCAATGGAGATGGAACCGTAGATAGTACCTTCGATTTAAAGAACAATGCGGCTCCTGGTGCGGGTAGAGTCGAATGTCCACGTACAGACTTTGGCATATTCTTTGCAAACAGACTTATTATACCACAACCATCTGACTCCGCTTACACGATTATCATGTCCGACCTATTGGACACAGATAACTTTCTGGCAAGTGAGAGCCAATTCCGCATCAATCGTGGAACCGCTGACTTCTTAGTCGGATTCACACCTTATATGGAAAACCAGTTGCTCGTATTTTTTCGCAACTCCATCCATATGATCAATAATGTGGCTACCACTTCCGCCGCTTCCGTATTTGAAATTACGCGCCAACGGGGATGTGTAGCTCGTAAGAGTATAGCCGCAAGTGGACCACAAATATACTTCCTATCCGATGATGGCGTATTCACGCTTCAACAAGGCTTAGACCCCGCAAAAGGATTAGGCGTTGCAATCTCAAAAGTAAGCGGAGAAGCAATCCCATTATCCCGTCCAATACAGGATCAGTTTAAAGAAGTTAATTACGCCGCCGCAAGCAAAGCATGTGGTATCGTATTTGATAATAAATATTACCTGGCGGTTCCCACGGGTTCAGCTACGGACAATAATAAAATATTCGTTTACGATATACTTAATAATGCATGGACATCAGTAGATTCTTTCCCCGCAGGTTTTGTAATAGATGATTTCGTCACCGTACTACATGGAGCAGATCCACAAAAACGCAGACTCTTCGCGTGCAATGATAAGGGATGGCACTTAATCGAGGAAGCCGCCACCGACGTCACGGGAACAATCGGGAGCGGAGCCACAACATCCACCGCCATTACCGCGAAATTGAAGACCCGTTCTTTCACCTTCGGGAGCATAGACGTAAAGTCGTGGAAACGCGGGCAACTCGGATGCGAGGTAGCCAACGGCGACAACTTCACGATCAAGGTCAACACAACAGACCCGGATCGGAGCAACACGGTACACACGGAGAATGCGACTGGGAGCGAGGAGAAACTGATTCGCTTTGGAACTGGCAGAGCGCGCGGCTACGCCGCCAACGTCGAGGTAGACGTAACAGCGGGTAGACCCGTTTTCCGCCATGTATCGCTGGAAGCGATATCGGGCGGCGCGAATGCGCGGAGGACGGTAGAGTAATGGCTATTACCGCATCAGTCACACGTGGGGCAACTGCTGAAACTGGCATTGAGGTAGATGCATCATTTTTAAATCAATTAGGCGAGCCTACCGTCACTATAGACGAGTCTAGCGTTAATATCACGGGTGGAACCATAAGTGGATTATCCTCACCCATCGCAATCGCGGATGGCGGTACAAACGCAACCTCCGCAAGCGCCGCAAGATCGAACCTTGGACTTGGCACAATTGCGACTCAGGGGAGTAATGCAATAAGCGTTACGGGTGGTACGATGAGTGGCGTATTAATTACGCTACCAAGTTATGCGGTTAGCGCATTACCATCTGCGGGTACTGCGGGTAGGGTAGTGTTCTGTACGGATGGAGATAGCGGTAGCAAATGCTTGGCGGTGGATGATGGAACCGCATGGAAACGAGTAGCGTTAGGAGCAACGGTATCGACATGAATTTAACCATTGAAGATATAGATGCACAGGTAAAGGATAGTCCTTTATCGAAAGAAGAATCACGCAATCAATTTGTAAGACTAACAAAAGAATTAGGTTTAAAGCATTCTTTTAATTTTGATGAAGTCTGGGAGGTTGGTGAGGAAGTACGCAAACGTAAATTGCATCGCGAAAAGTTAGTAGAGTTTGAAGAAAAACTAAAAAAAACAGGTGCAACGCTTTCCGAAGAAGATCGAGATAAAGTAAATCCTTTAAAACATAGTTTTGCAGATGGTTGCTATATTAGAGAAGTTTTTAATCCTGCGGGAGAGTTATTGGTAACTAAAATACATAAGAAGAAGCATCCTTATTTTCTTATGCAGGGAACCATGTCTATTCTTACGGATCATGGGGTAAAAAAAATATCTGCACCATATAACGGTATTACTGAACCTGGTACGAAACGAATTATTTATACGCATACAGATTGCGTTTTTATAACCGTCCATGTCACGGACAAAACTGATTTAAAAGAAATAGAAAGTGAAGTAATTGCGGAAGATTTCAACGATCCAGAAATTACTTTGCATGACATAAAGCTAATAAAAGAGGAATTATAAAATGAGTTGGATAGTAACTGCTGTTGTGGGAGGTGGATTATTGGGAAGTGCTTTAGGAAGTAGAGGCGGTGGTGGTAATACTACAATCAATGCCGCACCCCAACAGGGATATGGTGAAGCATTAAGTGATGCTCTCAAGGCTCAAACCGACCTATTGAGGGGAACCGGAGAATTTCAAGATACAGGTGGATTGCAAAGCTTACTTGAAGAATATGAAGCTCCACTTCGTGAATCAACCGCCCAAATTGATACTGATATACTTCGTAAAACTCTACTTGGTACAACAACTGGCGGGGGCGAACAGGAAGTTACTTACGATGATCAAGGACGAGTCATTCGCGGATACAAGGAAGCACCTAAATATGAAGTTAGGCAAAGGATTTTCCAGCAAACATACGACGAAGATGGAGATATAGATTACGGTGCTGGTGTTTCTGAAGTAGACTCGAATGATCGTAACAATGTCTTTAATCGGAATAGTTACAGAGATGGGTCAGGAAATGTAAAACCCCCAAGTGGTTATTTTCGTTTTGAATTAGTCAATCCAGATGGTGATGTAGTAGCATTTGCTCAAGAGGATTTTTCTGTCACTGAACCAACGCCAATTACTGCTACCACAACCCGATCTATAATTGATATTGATGCATCCTATGATGCGGTAGTTCAAGAGTTGTTTGCAAATATGGAAGACAATGAGGATGTTCCCGCTGATCTTCTCACCGATTTGCGGAATAACTATGAAACTGGTGAATCATTAAGCGGATTAGATGACAAAAACTCGCCTGTATCAATTTCAGAAGGCGAAGGTTCACCTATCTATCTCACGGACGAAAATGGCGAAATAATCCAAGACCCCGAAAAGGCGGGGATGACCGAAACCAGAGTCATACCCGAACAACGGGCAGAGGATGGTATGATCGACTTGCTGGGTGATAAGCAATTGACCGCAGACGGAAGAAAACCTGGCTTTGATGCTGAGGGTAACTTCCTTGGACTTTCTGCACTTGCGGAAGACGTACAAGCTGGCAACCTTTCACGCCAGCGCGAACGGGATCTTGCGGATGTTGAAAATCTACAAGAGCGCTACAAGACAATAATGGATCAATTCAAACCCGGTACGGCGCAAGGAATTGAAGGTGCGCAGTCCGTCCTTGAGTCGCAAAGACAGAGATTAACGGGTCAGCGGCCAGCCACCGCCGAAGATGTTGCAAGTGGATTAGCGACAGAAGTGGGAGAGATGATACAAGGTGATGGTACCCTAATTAACGCACCCGCCGGCTCCACTTATGGAGGTGACGTAACTGGTGCTACAATGACTGCGGCTACCGTTGGTGCTACACCAGGATTAACTGCGGCAACCTCCTATGATGCACTTGATCCATTAACGCAAGCTACCTTATCCGCAGGCACTTCTTTTGATGCCGCAACTGCCGCTGATCCAATGGCGCTTACCGCCGCAACATCTTACGATCCATCCGCCGCAGTAGTAGGTCGTGGATATGATCCATCCGCAGATATAGCCGGAGGCGCATTAGGTGGAGCATTAGCCACGGGTGACGGAACTCTACGATCAGATATAATTACACAAGCTCAAGAAGCGCTAGGTCAAGGATTGACCGACCGCGAGGAGCGTCAAATTGCAGAAGCCGCAAGAGCGAGATCCACGATGATGGGTAGAACTTTTGATCAGTCTGCCGCAATCCAAGAAGCAGAGGCGCGTGTACTTGAGGACAATCAAAGACGTATGCAGAATCGTGCATTCGCTCAACAGGTACTTGGACAAGAAGCGGGACTCCAGGAATCCGATTTAGGTAGAAGCTTACAAGCTCAACTTGCTAACCAGGCCGCATTAAATAGGGCGGCAGAGTTCGGAGCCGGACAAGACATACAAGCACAACTTGCTAATCAAGCCGCAACCAATCAAGCACTTCAAGCTGGATTATCTGCTGGCCTTTCACAAGAAGCACTTGCGGCGCAACAAGCACAAGCTAAAGCATTAGCTGATCAATCTGCCGTTAATCGCGCCCGTGAGTTCGGCGTAACTGCTGGCATGGGACAGGAAGAAGCTCAAGCGAGAATGCGCCAACAAGCAGAAATGGCGGATTTGCAAGCAGAGCAACGCAGACAAGAGGCTGGTTTGCAGGCAGGTATGGAGCAAGACGTACTCGCCGCTCAACTCGGACAGCAAGCAAACCTTGCCCAAGCTCAGATGGATCAACAGGCCGCCGCGTTCGGCGCGGAATCCGCGCAACAGGCCGCACTTGCGAATCAACGCCAAGCTCAACAAGCAGAGCAATTTGGTGTAGGCGCGACGATGGATGCGGAACGCCTGGATGCACAACTTAAACAAAGCGGAGCATTGGGCTATGTGGATGCCGCCACTCGATTAGCCGCCCTTGAAGATCAGTACACACTTGATCCATTTGCGGCTATATTAAATAGAGCAGGCGGAGGAAGCCTACAAGCGGGTCAATCTGTACTTGGACAAGCGAATTACGGATTAACGAGCGGACCGCAATACTTAAACCCCGAATCCGGTTTAGGATACATTTCACAGATGGCCGCGAATGAAGCTAATATGTACGGCGCGCAATTAGCCGCAGATGCAAGCAGAAGTTCGGGCTTGATGGGCGGACTAGGCGCAATAGGTGGCGGATTATTAAGCAATGCTGCACTCTTCTGTTGGGTAGCCCGCGAAGTATATGGACCCACAAACCCCGCATGGATGCAATTCCGCAAGTGGATGTTCACTGAATCTCCGCAATGGTTCTTCGACCTTTACCGTAAATATGGCGAGCAATTCGCACAATGGATAAGCGATAAACCACGCATCAAATCAATTATTCGCAAATGGATGGACTCTAAAATAGGAGACAAATAATCATGGCACGACGACCATTCTTTTCAGGTAACTACGGATCCGCTCTCGGATCTACCGCTAATGCCGCCAACCTCATCGCTAGGGCAGGGGCCACGCAAGGCCAGGCTATGGCAAATATGGGCGCGCAAATTGGCGGAATGATACAGCAGTACGGGTTGAATAAGGAGAAGCGTAGAAAAGAAGAAGATACTGCGATGGGTACACTTGCAGGCATGAATCCTCAAGAACTTTTGCAGATAGGTCAGGAAAACCCGAAACTTGGTAAGGCAATCGAAAGAGCAACTTCAGATCAAGCAACTCCGAGAGACTTTCAATTAATTAATGCATCTGCCGCTCCAATCATGGC